TTGGGTTACGAGGAAATCATCCTGTGTGGGATTCCGTTGGATGATGCTGGGCATGACGGCGAGCCGCCATGGCGGCGCACAAACTTCACTCGGGAGGTGGCGGGGCAGATCAACAACCCCGAGAACCGCTTCTGGAAAGAGGCGAGATTGAAGGTTTTTGAGGGGCGGGTAAGGTCAATGAGCGGGCGGACGCGGGAATGGCTGAGTTGAAGAAGGAAGGCCGGTGGTGGTGGCCGAAATGGGACAGCCATACCTGCAAGATAACGCCCGAGGAAGCAAAGAGAATCCCGGAATATCTTGAGCTCGTCCCGCGCCGGGGCCTGGTTGTGCAGGCAGGCGGCAATGCCGGGGTGTTCCCGCAGGTTCTAGCGGAGCATTTCCGAAAGGTCATCACTTTCGAGCCGGACCCGGACAATTTTGCCTGCATGGAGAGAAACATCACCGCCTCGAACGTCGAAATGTACAACAAGGCGCTGGGTGACAGACCGACGTTTGGGGAGGTGTATCGGGAAAAGGAGAATGAGCATAACTCGGGCGGGACGATGGTTCGCGAGGGTATGGATGTACCTGTCCTGCCTTTGGATCATATCCCGTTGGACGGTCTCGATTTTCTTTTTCTCGATGTCGAAGGATGGGAGGGCCCGGCGGTACGCGGCGCGGAGGCCCACATCGAACGGTTCCGCCCGGTGATTTCGCTGGAGATGAAAGGTATCGGCGACAAGCTTGGATGGCCGGAGCAAGAGACCATCGAATGGCTTGCGGCCAGAGGCTATCGGATCGCGGAGGGGATCGGGCGGGATAAAATCTTTGTCCCGTGCTGATTTTCTGCGTGCGCCAGGGCGATAAATACGGCCCGGAGTATGTGAGGGCGCTCAGGGCGATGTGCCGTCCAGCGCACGCCGTATTTTGCCTTGGTGACGGCCCTGATGCGACCGTAGGGCTGCGGTATGGTCTCAAGGGATGGTGGGCCAAGCTGGAGTTGTTTTCGCCGGAATTGAGGCCCTACAGGCCGTTCCTGTTTCTTGATCTGGACGTGGTTGTCCACGGTTCGCTCGACCACCTTGAAATGGACCGGTTTACGATGGTCCGGGATTTCATTTTTCCGGAGCGGTTCAATTCGTCGGTGATGTGGGTGCCGAAGGAAACCGGGGAAATCTGGCCCACGTTCATAGCGAACAAGGAAACGCATATGGCGAACAACCCGAGCGACCAGGAATTTCTCGGGCGGTTTGCCGAAGGGGTTTTCCCGGAAGATGCCGGGATTCATTCATATCGGCTTGAGTGCAGAGACGAACCGAAGGGTTCGGTGATTTGCTTTCACGGGAAACCGAAGCCGCATGAAGCCGGAGGATGGGTAAGGGACGAATGGCCGAGTTCTCGGACGCCGATTTCTTGAAAGCGTTCAAGCGTTTGCGGGATGCGGCGAAGCTTCGGACCTTCAAGCCCTATGACTGGCAGAAGAAGTTTTTTGACGCGGGTAAGGAGAACTCCGAACGCCTTTTGATGGCGGCAAACGGTGTTGGCAAGACCATCTGCGGCGGGGTTGAGACGGCCTATCACCTGACGGGGGACTATCCCGATTGGTGGGATGGCCGGCGGTTCAGCGAGCCTGTAACCGTCTGGGTCGGCTCCATTACGAACATGACCCAACGGGACTATATCCAGCCGATCCTTTTGGGCCCGAACCTTGGTGATGGACTGGGGGGAGGGTTCATCCCGAAAGACAGGATCGTCGGCAAGGTTCGGACTCGGCAGGCGGGTATTCCCGATGTTGCCGATATCGTAAGCGTGCGTCACCGCAGCGGCGGAACATCGAGGGTCGTGTTCAAGACCTACGAACAGGGCTGGCGGATGTGGCAGGGGGCCGCGCCGCAAGCGGTTTGGATGGACGAACAGCAGGATGAATCCGCTTCGAACGAGAAGCGGATTTTTTCCGAGGCGCAAACCCGCGTGTTCCGGTCCTCGGGGATTCTCTACGTGACGTTGACGCCATTGCTGGGCGAAACGGAAATGATCTCGCATTTCCTGAACCCCAAGGCGCCGGGAATCTGGTGGTGCGGTGCAACATGGGATCAGGCGCCGCATTTGAGCGATGAAGACAAGAAACGGCTTCGCGCGAGCTACCCGGAGCATGAGGTTGCTGTACGCACGATGGGCGTACCAATCATGGGCGAGGGGCGGGTGTTTACGACGCCGGAGGACGAAATCAGAATTTCGCCGTTCGAACCGACGTCCTCGATGGCGGTCATCAAGGGGATTGATTTCGGGATTGGGCACCCGGCCGCTGTGGCGGATGTAGGCATCGATTTTGACCAGGATATCATCTACGTGATGCGGACCTGGAAGAAAAGCAACGCAGAGATCGAGGAACACGCAGAGGCGATCAACCAGACCCATAGATGGGCACCCGTCGCATGGCCGCACGACGGCAACAACCGGGTTCGCGGCAAGCAGGGGAACGAGCGTTTGAAAGACCTTTATGTGAAATGTGGGGTACGGATGTTGTCCAGATCGGCGCGGTACAAGAACGATACCGGCGGCGGACAGGCAGTCGAGCCGATTGTGCAGGAAATCGAGACAAGAGCGCGAACGGGCGGCTTCAAGGTGTTTTCAACCTGCGAGGAATTTTTTGACGAATACCGGAATTACCACCGCAAGGATGGGAAGATCGTTCCGATCCGGGACGATGTTCTCAAAGCGGTCTTTTATGCGGTCATGATGAAGCGGTTCGCGCGCAGGCAGAATGTCGTGCGTGCGTATCGGCCGCAGGCGCCTGTCGTAACGGCAAGGCTATGAACAAGGAAAGACTGGAAAACTGGGTCCGGCGAGTCGGTATGAAGCCGGCGCTAAAAAAGACGTTTCGCGGCGGGGAGATTTTCGTAGCGGACGGAAAAGCGGACAACAGGACAAAAGCAAGCCTTCTGAAAAGGGGCGCGATCAATCTTGGCGAGTTCCCCGACGGGTTTTACATGACGACCTGGTTTTACGCGACCGGCGAGGATGTTGTTCAGTGCGGGCCGCTTCTCTTTTTCGATGTGAACCACGACAAGGAACAGGGATGGGATGATGAAACCAAGCGCAGGGCGAGGATCAATACAGCCGTGGCCGAGGCGCGCGGTTTTATCGAATCCGTCGAGAGGGTGAAGCGGGATGGCGTCTAAGGCCGATATCCGGGAAGTGTCGAAGGGCCGGGAACGGCGTAAACGCTTCGACCGGCGCGACTGGAAAACGATCGCGGAGTGGATCAAGGACGAATTCGACCGCCGCAAGCGTGCTCGTTTCGACCTTGAGAAGCAATGGGCGGATGTGGACCGCCAGCTTCGCATGGAGCCCGACATTTCATTCAAGAAGCTTCCCAATGGCCGGCCTGATGTTCGCCGGCAGTGGATGTCTGAGGTTGAGACGCCGTTTCAGTCGCAGACGCTGGAAGTTTTGACCGCGGACGCAAGGCGGATGATGTTTCCTGACAGCGGGCCTTGGTTCGCCGCTCATGCCGAACTATCGGATGCGTATCTTGATCGGGTCGAGCTGTCGGCGCTCATTTCCGGTGATGAGAACGAGGTTCCGTCTCTTATCAACCAGGACAATGCCGACAAGCTGGTTGCCGGTTTTCTGAACCATATCCACCGGCAGTACGATTTCTACGGCAACTACGACCTGATCAACGCAGAAGCGTTCAAGTACGGAATGGGCATCGGGCGGGCGCGCATCATCACGAAACCGATTTTCATTGAAACGGCAAGGGGGTTGATCAGCGAGCGCCGCCCGATCCCCGTTCTTGTTCCGCGCTCGATCAAGAACACGTACCTCGATGACAACCAACATGCGCTGATGAACGAGGGTGTGTTTGTCGGGCCGTCCGTCATCTACCGAACGTATATCAACCTCGAGGATTTGATTCTCCAGGCGAGCAGGGGCTCGAACGATCCGGATGATCCCAACGGCGGTTGGATGCCGGCGAACCTTAAGGGCCTCGAGGGCGACCGCCACGGGAATGTCGAGCTTCTGGAATACGAGGGTGATCTTGTCGTGCCGCGGAAAACGGTATCGAGCCTTTACATTCCGGGAGCGATCGCGACGGTTGCGGTGTCCAAGGAAGGGGTATCGGCCGTAAGGTTTCGGTTCAGAAAGACGCAGTACTCCAGCTACCTTCTGCACCCCTACCATGCGGAGGATTTGGACACGCCATATGCGACCGCGCCCTTGATGAAGGGCCGCCCGCTCCAGATTGCGGCGACAAGCGCGCTTAATCGGTTCCTCGATGCCGCCGCGCTCAAGAACGCGCCGCCGATTGGATATGAGAAGGACGATGCGGTGTTTGCAATGGAGGGCGGGCCGCGGATCGCGCCCTACGAGGTCATGGAGACCGTTGGCGAGATCAAGATTTACGATTTCGCAGACCCGGTGGCGATGCTGAATGGTTTCTCCATGCTGGCGCGGCTGTATGCGGACATGACGGGCGTCAACGAGCCACGATTGGGCGCACAGACGGTTTCTCATACGACTGCCTTCGCGAAGGAGGCGGAGATTTCGCGGGGGACCGTTCGGACGGTGGACTATGTGCGTTCGATCGGGCAGGGGCCGCTGACACGATGGCTCCACATGGAGTACGACCTTGCGCGCGATCTCATCCCAAAGAAGGGCGAGCCGGTTTACATCGATGCCTACAAGGCGTTTGTCAACCTGACGCGCGACGCACTGCCCGACAGGGTGGTGTTCGAGTGGTTCGGATCGGGCGGGCCTGCCGAGAACCGGCAGAAATCGGCTGATCGTCTTGCCGCGGCGCAGATCGCCCTGCAAATCGACACATTGAATCAGCAGCTTGGCGGTGAGCCTGTTCTTGACCGGGCGAAGATGATTGAGGAAATCCTGCGCGAAGGCGGATGGGTGGATACCGATGCTATCAAACGAACTGAAAATATTTCTGCGAGACCTAGCGGGCAATCCGATGTGGGTGGTGCTGCTGGAATTTCTCCAGACTCTCGCACCAGAAAACGCCGGATGAATCCCACGATGAATGGGTCTACCAGTCCGGGCGTTTGGACGAGTTCGAGAAGATTTTGCAGATTCTCACCCTGTCGAAGGACGGGTGAGTTTGGGCCTGAAAAGGCATTTCAACTTTCGGAGAGAAGATGGCCGAAAACGAGCAGACCGTGACCGAGCAGACTGACGAGCAGCCGGCGGCTGTTTCCGAGGAAACCGGGGCACAGGACATTGACGCCCTCCTTGCCGAGTTCGACACGGAGGACACCGAAACCAAAGCCGACTCCAGCGAGGACGGCGCTCCCGACGATTTGCGTAAAGAGCTGCGCGAGTTGAAGGAGCAGTTTGCGAACGAGTTGACCCGCCGCGACGTTGCGGAGGTTGTCAGCCACATCAAGGGCGATCTTGAGGTGGATGATGACCTTGTGCAGGCGTATCTCGATGTTCGAGTGCGAAAGACGCCCGCGCTGGCGAAAGCGTTCGCCAACCGCTTCGAAAACCCGGCGGCATGGTCGCAGATTGAGAAGAAGCTGGGCGAGGAGCTTTCGAGCAAATTCGTCCGAGTTGACAAGGAAGCGACCGAGACTCGTGAGGCTGTCGCGGCTGCGGTTCGGACAACCGCAACCAAGGCTCCCGCAGGCGATGACCTTGACATTTCTGACATTCGCACCCTTTCGGATGCGGAGTTTGAGCGGCGTGTCAAGGAGATCGCGAAGCAGATGGGGGGCCAAGCCAAATGAGGTAAATCATGCCACTCACGATCACTGCAACGGACGTTGAGGTTCCGAAACCTGTAAACGTCATCATGTCGGAGACATTTCTCCGGCGTGCGCGGCAGAAACTGCCGTATTTCATCGGTTCCCAGCCGGGACAACTGATCCGGCACGGCGGGACCGCTACTCTCAAGTGGCGTCGTGTCGAGCAGGAGACCCCGACTACGGCGGCCCTGGCCGAGCTGACGGGTACGGCCTCGTTCATGATGGGCCGTAATGCGGACACGCCGTCGGTTACCGACGTGACCGCAACCGTCTCCAAGTATGGGCAGTTCTACATCCTCAACGAGGAGGTGGACCTGTACAACCCGGCGGGCTCGTTTCGCGAGTACGTCGCGGTTCTTGGCGAGTCGGCGGGGCGTTCGCTGAACCAGCTCCAGCGCGACATCATGGAGGATAACGCGACCCAGCGTTATGCGGGCAATGTCGCGTCGGACGGGGCTGTGGCGGCCTCTGTCACCGTTGGCGACCTGCACTATGTCACGCAGGAACTGATGGTTAACTCGGCGCGGACCTTCACGGCCATGACCACGGGATCGCAGAACATCGGCACTTCCCCGATTCTGTCCAGTTTCTGGGCTGTCTGCCATCCCTATGTGGCGCATGACGTGGCGGGCCTTTCCGGGTTCACGTCGGTTGAGAAGTATGCCGGCCAGGTGCGTACCGCGCCTGGTGAGTTCGGGTACTTCTCGCGTGTCGGCACCGGCCTCCGCTTCATCATGTCGGAGGATGCGAGCGTTGATGCCGGACAGGGTGCGTCGGGTGCGGCGTCCGCGGACAAGCGGAACACGTCGGGCAATACGGACCTGTTCACCATCGTGATCTACGGTCGCGATGCGTTCGGGTCTGTTGGCCTTGACCAGTCGCTTATCGACGGCGCCTTTGAGGCGGGCGACGACACCGGGAACTGGGAGATCATCATTCATGATCGCGGTTCCGGAGGTATCGGCGACCCGTTCAACGAGGTCTCGACGGTCGCCTGGAAGGCGTTCCACGGGGGTGCGGTTCTCAATGCGAATTGGAGCCGTGCGCTGCGTGTTGCGGCTACCGACCTTACCAACTAACTGTAACGGGGGCGGGGCAACCCGCCCCCACTTCTTTGGGTGAGAGATGCTGCTGAAAAGCATTGACGATCCGCGCGATACGCTTGCGAAAGCACGGCGCAAGGAGCTTGAGTTGTATGCGCGTAGCAAGGGCGTTCAGGAGATCATCAACGATCCTGGGATGCCTGCGATTCTGATGCGGCAAATCCTTCGGCAAAGAGG